GTTACATGGCAGAAGTAATCGAGATTGCTTATAAGCCAAGGGATCAGCAGCTAAAGATCCATGAGGCAGTAGATAACCACAGGTTTACGGTTGTAGTGGCTCATCGTCGTATGGGCAAGACTGTAAGCGCTATCAATCATCTGATAAAGGCTGCCATTGAGTGCAAGAAACCAAACCCACGATTTGCCTATATTGCTCCTACATACGCTCAATCTAAGCGTGTCGCTTGGGATTATCTGCTGGAGTTCACTCGTCCTCTTGGGGCTGTGGCTAATATCTCGGAACTTAGGGTTGATTTTTGGGGTCGGCGCATTAGTCTTTACGGCTCTGACAATGCTGATAGCTTGCGTGGGCAGTATTTTGATGGAGTTGTCCTTGACGAGATCGGAGACCAAAACCCTAAGATCTGGAACGAGGTTATCAGGCCAGCGCTAGCAGATAGGAATACTGACGAGGCTCCTACCTGGTGCTTATTCATTGGTACGCCTAAGGGTAAGAACCACTTTGCTGACTTTAGGGATAGGGCACAGACAGCGGAAGGATGGGCGTTACTTGAGTTCAGAGCCAGCGAGACAGGGATTCTTAGCGAGAAAGAACTCTGGGGCGCTCGTAAGGAAATGGGCGAAGACAAGTACGCTCAAGAGTTTGAGTGTTCCTTTAACGCAGCGGTTGAGGGTAGTTACTATGGTCAGATTATTAACGATCTCGAAGCCAAGTCTAGGATCACGACTATTGACCGGGATGACCTTTGCAAGTCTTTTGTTGCTTGGGATCTTGGTATGGGTGACTCTACTTGTCTATGGGTGGCTCAGTTGGCTGGCAAAGAAGTTAGGCTTATCGACTGCATCGAGAATCACGGAGTCGGTCTAGACTGGTATGTATCGTGGCTCAGGGAAAACAAGTACGAAGGCTTTGCACAGATACTCCCGCACGATGTGGAGGTAAGGGAGCTAGGCACTGGCAAGAGCCGCAAGGAGGTTCTTAACGAGGCTGGTCTTGAGATTACGGTTGCGCCTAGACTGTCTGTAGCTGACGGTATTCAGGCTGTCAGACGCTTGCTCCCACGTTGCTGGTTTGACCACAAGACCAAGCCGGGACTAGACGCTATACGCAACTACCGTAGGGAATACAACGAGAAGCAGCAAGTCTTTTACGATAAGCCGTTGCATGATTGGTCAAGTCACTACTCAGATGCCTTCAGATACTTGGCGATTGGGCTTGACGAGAGCGACAGTTCGTGGTCTTCAGACTTGCCTATTAACGCAAAATGGGTTGTATAATAAGCAAAATTCCTGTAAGGGCTTGCTATGAAGATGGATGAAGGCCAGATCAAGAGCATCGTCGAATCTGAGATTGATGACTCTATCGGATACATTGAGACAGAGACCGTTGAGGAGCGTCGTAAGGCGCTAGATTACTATCTCCGTAATCCGTATGGTAATGAGGTAGAAGGTCGCAGCCAGATTGTTACCGGAGAGGTAGCTGAGGCTATCGATGGTGCATTGCCACAACTTATCCGTGTCTTTACGACAACAGAGGATATTGTCTACTTTGAGCCTAAGACTGCTGAAGATGAGGAGTCTGCTAAACAGGCTACTGACTACTGTAACTGGGTGTTCTACCGTGAGAACGAAGGTCTACTGATCTTGCATAACTGGTTTAAGGATGCCCTGCTTGAGAAGGTTGGTATCGTTAAGTCGTATTGGGATGCCCAAGAAGATGTTATTAAAGAGAAATACAAGAACCTGACTGAAGATGAATTGGTCATGCTGCTGTCTGATGAGTCTCTTACAGTTGTAAGCCAGAAGGTCGAGATGATCCCTGCTGGCATGGATATGATGGGTATGCCGATAATGGCTCCATCGTATGACGTTACGGTCAAGCGGACAAACAAGAGTGGTTCTGTACGGATTGAGAACGTACCTCCGGAGGAGTTCCTGATTTCCAAGGCGGCTAGGACAATCGAGGACTCCCCTTTTGTAGCTCATCGCAAGCTCATGCAGCGGTCAGAATTGATTGCAATGGGCTACGACAAAGACATCGTAAATGAGCTACCTTCTTATGACGATCTAAGTTTCTCTGCCGAGCGTGTTGCTCGTTTTGATAACGGAGAACAGCCAGATCAGACTCAGTCCCTTGACCATTCTATGCAGACGGTTGAGGTATACGAGTGCTATATACGCATTGACGAGAACGATGACGGTATCGCTGAGTTGCGTAGGATTGTTTATTGCGGATCGGAAATACTAGAAGATGAAGACTGCGACTATGTTCCATTCCATAGCATCTGCCCTATTCCTATTCCTCATAAGTTCTTTGGACAGTCGTTGGCAGATAGGACTATGGACATCCAGCTTATCAAGTCCACTATTACTCGTCAGTCTCTCGATAATCTCTACCTAACGAATAACAATCGGGTTGGCGCTGTAGATGGTCAGGTGAACTTGGATGACCTGCTTAACGCTACTCCCGGCGGCATTGTCCGCTTGAAGAATCCTAACGCTCTGGTTCCATTGCAGGTTCAGTCTACCTTTGGTCAGGCTATGCCAATGCTGGAGTACATGGATGCGGTACAGGCCAAGCGTACTGGTGTTAGTGACGCGCAACAAGGTCTTGATCCGGATATTCTGTCTAACGTAACTGCTGCTGCTGTAGCTGCAATGATGAAGTCTAACTCTGGCAAGCTGGAGTTGATTGCCCGTATCTTTGCTGAGACTGGCGTTAAGAGTCTGTTTAGAGGCATTCTGCATCTATTGGGCAAGTATCAGGATAAGCCGAAGATTGTCCGTATGCGTGGCAAATACGTGCAGTTTGATCCTCGCACATGGGCTAATGAATACGATGTATCCGTTAATGTTGGTCTGGGTTCAGGTGACCGGGATCAGAAGCTAACGATGCTTCAGATGGTTCTTGCCAAGCAGGAGCAGATCATCCAGACCTATGGCCCATCTAATCCGCTTGTTTCTGTTGGTCAATACCGTAACACGTTAGCAAAGTTCATTGAGGCTGCTGGTTTCAAGGATGCTAAAGCCTTCATGAACGAGATTACGCCTGAGATGGATGCTCAATTGTCGCAGCCACAGCCACCTGCTCCTGATGCACAGGCAGAAGTGGCGCAGATGTTGGCGCAGGTAGAGCGTGAGAAGACACAGGCTAAGGCGCAGATTGAGTCTGCTAAGTTGGATCTTGAACGTCAGACGTTAGAGGCTGAATATACTCGTAAGGGTATAGAGATGCAGATGCAGAACCAGAAGGATCAGGCCGATATTCGCATTAAAGAGGCGCAGTTAGCAGTCCAGCAATTGCAAGCGATTTTGGCGATGGATCTAGCTGACGAGGATAGCCGCAATAAGCAAGCTGAGATTGTCTTGAAGACGATTAAAGAGCTAGGTTCTCTTACAGGTGCGTAATGGATGGATTACTTAGCGATATTCTTGGATTTGTTGATAGGTCTAAACAGGCTGCTAAAGCAAATTTAGGGTTACTTTTCAACGATCCTAAAGAGTATTTGGCAACTATGGAAGGCCAAGCTAGGGACTTTAATCGTTTGCAATCTTTAGCTGTTCAAGGCGATATAAATGCTAGGAAAGGATTGCCAGTTACCCCTGAGCAGTTATCGGCTAGGCAATATGTTGATAGAGTAACAAATGATATAGCTATGGGATTTACTGGATCAGTAAAGCCATTGAATAATCCTCTTAATAATTTGGAAAGAATGGCCCCTTTCTTTATTCAGTATCCTAAAGCTGAGAAGGTTGTTAATGGTTTAAAAGTTGGCGAAAATATAAAAAACACTAGTTCTATTCCAGCATCATTTAATAGATACGAAACTGATGTAGGGATTAGGTCTGTGCCAATGAGCGCATTTAAGGGAAGTAGTCCTTATGATTTATTTAGATCTGCTGATGATATAAAAAGAGTAAAAGACTTGGCTAGTCAAATTAAAGAAAATAAATATATTGATCCTCTAATTGTTGCTATTGATAAAGAAGGCCCGTATGTTCTTGAGGGCGGTCATAGACTTGGTGCATTGAATTTACTTGGCGTAAAGAACTTTCCAGCAATGATTGTTAGGGATTTGGATTATTAAATGGATAAGGCACAGTGGGCGCTTAACTTGCTTAGAGACGATACTTTCCAAGAGATGATGGAGAATCTCCGAGGCAATGAGCTTAACAAAATTATAAACAGCAACTATGGCGAGACGGATCTCCGAGAGGAGGCTTATATGCGTCTTAGGGTGCTGGAATCTATTGAATCTCATCTTGAGGCTATGTCTGCTCAGAAGATGATTGATGAGAAAAGGATGAAGATTTTGTAACCCGAGTCGGGCGGTTCCCGATATAATTTAGGAAACACAAATGAGCGATACTCAAAACACGACTCCTGAAGGAAGTGGTGAGTTAACGGTAGAAGGTGCAGCTAACGCTTTCTTGAGCATGATGAATCGAGAAGATGGCTCCGAACAGGAACAACCAGAATCCGCTTCAGAAGCTAACGAAAGCGATGCCGAATCTGATGAGTCTTATGACGAGTCAGAGGTAGAACAAGATGATGGCGATGATGAGCAAGAGGAGCCTCAAAAGTACCGTGTTAAAGCCGCTGGCGAAGACCGGGAGGTAACCCTTGATGAGCTTATCAAGTCTTATCAACTTGGCACTGATTACACCAAGAAATCGCAAGCCGTAGCTGAGGAACGCAAGGCGGTTGAGGCCGAACGTCATGCAGTTCAAGAAGCCAAGGCATTGCGCGATCAATACGCGCAGCAGTTGGGGATCATCGAGCAGATGTTGAACCAGCCGCAACAAGCAGAGGATTTGGATTACCTGAAAGAGACTGACCCTATCGGTTATGCCGTAAAGGTCGCAGAATTGTCTCAGAAGGAGAAGCAGTTAGCACAGGTTCGCGCTCAACGAGAGATGATCTCTCAGCAGCAAGAATACGACAGGCAGCAACAGATGAAGCAAATGATAGCCACTGAATCTGAGAAGCTAGTTTCTGTGTTACCTGAGTTTGCTGATCCGTCTAAGGGCGAAGTAATCCGTAAGGACATTCGCACATACGGTAAGCAGATGGGATTCTCTGATGAAGAACTGGCTAACGTATTTGATTCACGAGCCGTTCTGACGTTATACAAGGCGATGCAGTACGACAAGTTACAGTCTGCAAAGCCGGGAATTACTAAGAAGGTTTCAGAGGCTCCGAAGGCTATTAAGCCGGGAGTATCTAAGCCGAGGGATAGTAATTCTGAGGAAATTAGGAAACTTAAGTCACGGGCTAAATCCACTGGTAGTGTTAAGGATGCGGCTAATGTGTTTGAACGCTTTTTATAAGGAATTGAATCATGGCAATTTATAACGCCTACGACGCAATCGGTCTGCGTGAAGATTTGACCGACGTAATCTATGACATCTCGCCTACCGAGACTCCATTCATGTCTTCGATTGGCAAGACCAAAGCTACTGCTGTTTTCCACGAGTGGCAGACTGACTCGCTGGCTGCTGCTACCACCAACAACGCTGCTGTTGAAGGTGCTGATGCTTCGGACGCAACTCTGTCACCTACTACCCGTCTTGGTAACTACACCCAGATTCTGCAAAAGACTATCAAAGTCTCTGGCACTTTGGATGCAGTGAACAAAGCTGGTCGTAAGTCGGAAAAGGCTTACCAGTTGGCTAAGGCTTCGCAAGAGCTGAAGCGCGATCTGGAAACCATCCTGCTGTCGAATCAAGGTCGTTCGGTTGGTTCAAGCAACTCGTCGGCTCGTAAGATGGGTTCGCTGTTGTCTTGGATCAAGACCAACTCAGCCGTTGGAAGCTCTGGTAGCGATCCTACAACTATCGGTGTTTCTACACGTACTGACGGTACTGCTCGTACCTTTACCGAAGCCCTGCTGAAAGAAGTTGTGGCTGAAGTGTTTACTTCGGGCGGCGTACCTAAGATTCTGATGGTTGGCCCATCTGGCAAGCAGAAGGTTTCTAGCTTCACAGGTCTGTCTGCTTATCGTTACAACGTCAATGCTGGTGGTGGTGGTGCTGTTGGTGGTGCTACTATCGTTGGCGCTGCTGACGTTTACCTGTCGGACTTCGGTTCAATGAGCGTGGTTCCTAACCGCTTCATGCGTACCCGCGATGCTCTGATCCTTGATCCTGAGTACGCTGCTCTGGCCTATCTGCGTCCTTTCCAGACTATCGAACTGGCGAAAGCTGGCGATGCTGACAAGACTCAGGTTCTGGTCGAAGTTACGCTGGAAGTTAAGAACGAAGCAGCTCATGGCATCGTTGCTGACTTGAATATGTCGCTGTAATGAGATAGCCCCTGACCTTATGGTTGGGGGCTTTTCTATGAGGATTTATGGACTATAGACAACAGGTTGTACATGCGGACGGTGATGGCGGTATTGTCATCGAGACTAAACAGGATGTTACTGAGATACTTGAAAGTAACAAACAAATTCTGGAGGCAGACAAGCAAAGAGCAGGAAATCTTAATGAATTGCACCATATAGCTCGTATTCCATTCACGGTCATTGATGACTTGAACAAGAAGGGAATAATGAAGGGCTTTGCAATAGTAGATGATGCGGCTTTTGCGAGTTGGCTTAATAGTTCCGATAATGCACAATGGAAAGTCTATAGGGGGACAGTATGATCGTAGGTGCTTGCGTACCAGCTAGGGATGAAGTTCACACATCATTTGCTTTTGACTTTGCCAAGATGGTTGGCAGAGACTCAAGGAACAGATGCTCTAAAGAAGGTAATGGGCTAAAGCTCTATACGATGGCAGGAACGCTGATATTCGATCAGAGGGAGAAGCTAGTAGATGCTGCTCTTGCTGAAGGATGCGATGCGGTTCTGTTTATTGACTCTGATATGCGGTTTCCGTCTGACACTATTGATATTTTATTAAGCCGTGATGTGCCGATTGTTGGAGTTAATGCAGTAACAAGACGTAAGCCGACATTGCCGACTGCGTTGAATCTACAAATTGAGAAGGATGAGAATGGCAAGATTATTCGTCATGCTTGGCATAAGATAGATTCGATGGATAAAGAGGGCATAGAGCCTGTTACAGCGGTTGGTTTTGGTGTTGTGATGATTCGTAAGGAAGTCTTTGAGAAGGTTCCTAAGCCTTGGTTTGATGTAGGTTGGGGATCTAAGGGCATCATTGGCGAGGATGTGCATTTTTGCATCAAAGCCCTGGATGCTGGCATTCAGACTTACGTAGATCATAGTTTATCTAAGCATATTGGTCACATTGGTACGTATGAGTATCGGTGGGATGATGTAGAGGAAGGCGCTATAGAGGCGCACAATAACGGGAAATAGACATGGCATTTACGAGCTACAGTGACCTAAAGACTACGATAGCGAACTACCTAGCTCGTAGTGATCTGACTTCAGTTATCCCTGACTTTATCCGGTTGGCTGAGGAGCGTTTACGTCGAGATCTGAGAACCAGGCAGATGTTGGTCGTTGCTACGGCTGATACGACTGCTGGTGACTCTACGGTAGGTCTGCCTACAGACTTCCTAGAGATGCGTGATATTCACCTAAACACTAATCCTATTGCTTCTCTGGCTTACGAGGCTCCTAATGCCTTCTACGCTAACACTAGGGCTACTGAATCTGGTCTTCCTAGAACCTATACGGTATTGGCTTCAGAGCTGCAATTCTCGCCTATTCCTGACGCTGCATATACGGCTCAGATGCTGTATTACGCCAAGCCTACGCTATTGAGTGATAGCAATACTAGCAATGTATTCTTGGCTAACTTCCCTGATGCGTTGCTGTACGCTGCTTTAGGTGAGGCTGAACCGTATCTAATGAATGACGCTAGGTTGCAGGTTTGGGCATCTCTTTATGATCGTGCTATAGCGTCTATTTCTGCTGCTGACCAGTCTAGTGAGTACAGCGGTCAACCGATGGCAATGTCTTATAACGTGAGGTAAATCATGGCAGAAATGTCAAACTATCTTGAGAACGCGCTGATTAACGCTACTCTCCGTAACACCAGCTACACAAGCCCAACAACAGTATATCTTGCACTTTACACAAGTGATCCTACAGATGCTGATACTGGTACAGAAGTCTCTGGTGGCTCTTATGCTCGTCAGTCTATTACTTTTGGCGCTCCAAGCGATGGAGTTAGTACGAATAGTGCTGCAATTGAATTCCCGCAAGCCACAGGATCATGGGGAACCGTAGCTTATATTGGTATCCGTGATGCATTGACCACTGGTAACTTGCTATATCACACGCCATTGGATGCATCTAAAACTATTGCTTCTGGTGATATTTTCAAGATTGCAATTGGTAGCCTGAGCGTGACTTTGGCATAAAGGATAAATAATGCCTTTAGTCGTTAAAGACAGGATAAAAGAGACTAGTACGACTTCTGGTACTGGTACTCTGACACTAGCTGGTGCTGCTAGCGGATTCCGTTCGTTTGCAGACATTGGCAATGGTAATACTACGTACTACGCTATTGTTGATGCGACTGCTAGCACTTGGGAAGTCGGTATCGGTACGTATACGTCTAGCGGTACTACGCTCTCACGAGATACGATTCTTTCCAATAGCTCAGGCAATACATCAGCCATTAACTTTGCAGCCAATAGCAAGGACGTATTCGTAACGTATCCTGCTTCTAAAGCTGTTTATGGCGATGCTACAGATGTAGCCTATGACCTGCATTTCGCGGCTTCTAACGGTATCTTCCTGAGCAACCAGACAGTTAGTACAACGATGACGTTTCCTACTGGATATGACGGTATTAGCGGAAAGAATACAACTATAGCTAGTGGGGTGACGGTTACTGTGCCTTCTGGCGCAACGTGGACTATTGTCTAAATGTTTGGGATTAGCACTTTTGCTCAGTCTCCGTATTCGTCATTAGGTGGATCGACGTTATTCGGTGCTGCAAGCATAGATGCGACTGCTACGGTATCTGCTGCTGGTATACGGCAAAGGATGGCGGCAGGATCGATTAGCTGTGCTGCTACGGTAGCTGCTAATGGCGGTATCTTAAATTTTGGTGTTGGAACAATATTTTGCAATGCAACAGTAACAGCTGATGGCGTAGCAATATTTAGTGGTGTAGCGGCAGTAAATGCAACTGCTACTGTTAGTGCTAATGCAACAAGAGTACAATTTGGCAATGCTGTAATAAATGGTACAGCAACGGTTACAGCAACTGGGGTTAGGATTCTATCTGGTGCTGGATCTATTACTGGTACTGCGACAGTTAGCGCCATTGGTGGTGTTGTTTATGAAGGCAATGCTTCGGTTAATGGGATTGCCACAGTAACTTGTGATGGTAATGCGATATTCTCAGGCATTGGTTACGTTAATGCTCTGGCAACTGTGGTTGCAAATGGTCAAATAATTGGTGAGGAGTGGTCGGATTTAACGCCTGAATCAACTAATTGGACTGAGCAATCAGCAGGTAGTAACGATTGGACGAATGTAGGAACAGGTAGTGACACATGGACACCAGTTTCTGCCGGGTCAAATACTTGGACGAATGTAAACGCTGGATCAGATAATTGGATGAGGCAATAAGATGCCAATGACATTAAGCGGAGATGGGACGATTACAGGACTAGCGGCTGGTGGTTTGCCTAACGCTACGGTTACTGCTGCTGATTTAGCGTCTGGTGCAGCTAGAAGTAACTTTGGTGCTGGCGCTGTGTTGCAGGTAGTCCAAGTAGTTAAGACAGATACTTTCTCAACTCAAAGCACTAGCTACGTTGATATTACTGGGCTTTCTGTTTCAATTACTCCATCATCAGCAAGTAACAAAATTCTTGTTTTGACAAATGTTTCTATTCAATCTCAAAATGCTCATGGTGGCGGCATGATTTTGCTTAGAGATGGAACTGCTATAAATCAAGCTAATTCTGCTGGTAGCCGTAGAAGGTCAAGTTTTTCTGGGCATGGTTTTACTGGCGATGCTACTGGTGATGGTCAAATGCAATTTGCGGTGGTAGGTACTTATCTTGATAGCCCTGCATCTACATCATCAGTAACCTATAAAGTACAAGTAGTAAATAATGGTGCTGAAACACAATATATAAATTTTCAGCGAGATGATACTGATAGCAATGACCGAACTCGCGGAGTATCAAGCATTACTCTGATGGAGATAGCAGGATGAACCACAAAGCTATTTACGCTCTCTATCCGCAAGTTGTAACCGTTGATGACGGCACAGGCGCTTTTGATGCACAGGGTAACAAGGTTGAGATTGACGAATCCGCAGTCAATGCTTGGGTAGATCCTAATGCGTATAAGTATCAACGAGCAGCCGAATACCCATCGTTTGCTGACCAGTTTGACTTGCTGTATCACGGTGGCTATGACGCATGGAAAGCAGCCATTGATGCGGTTAAGACAAAATATCCAAAGGCTTAACTATGCCATTGAAACTAAATTCATCTGGTGGTGGTAGCGTAACGGTACAAGAGCCTAGTACGGCTTCTAATGTTACGTTTAACTTGCCTAGCGAGACTGCTACTGCTATTTACTCTAATGCTAGTGGTAACGTGGGCATTGGTACGAGTTCACCTGATTCGCTTTCTAACTTTAGGTTTCTTGATGTTGGCTCTAGCGGAACAAATCAAGGCGTTGTCCAAGTAAATAACGGAACCGTAAAAACCGCAATTTACGCAAATAGCACAGATGGTTACTTAGCGACAAGAACTAACCATAACTTAAATATTCAGACAAACGGAACAACCCGCGCAACCATTGATACTAGCGGTAATCTGCTGGTGGGGACTACAACAAGTAGCGGAAAACTGACCGTTTTTGATTCTGCAACAACCTCTGCGGGTACAAGAATATTTGCTGTTTCCGACAACAATGGTCGTTATTCTGGTTTCTATGCGGGAGCCGATGGCACAGGATTTAACGCTGCCAATACTGTCCTTGGTGTTCGCAGCACCACAGGCACTGGACGCTCAATTAACGCTTCGGGAACAGTAAACGCTTCCGGTGCTGATTATGCTGAGTACATGTTGAAAAGCGGAGACTTTACGATTGCCAAAGGAGACATCTGCGGCATCAACTCCGAAGGCAT